CTACTTGTTCTGACTAGACACCCCCATTTCAAGCACCATGTGTGATATTTATGGCCTATACTTCAGGCTAGGCGCTTCGTACTGCTGTGGTTGTACGTGCCTCGGCCTTGTGTGCTACACTCGTATCTTTCGACACTCCGGTGTTTACAAACACCCTTCTCCTCCTCCAATTATTACAATTATAACCTCCTACTCTGTATACATAATATTACCTCCTGTCATGCTCTGCCAAGTTTTTTTGCGCAAACAAAGCTCCATTGCCAAATTCATCGACTGCCACAAAGTATGAGTCTTCTTTCTTCGCATACAAACGTACACATTCATCATATTGTTAATGTATATTTGTGACTCATACTTCATCCTCGCGGCCGATAAACCCGGTAATGGTGGACAGGACATATCCATCCTACCCAACAGCGCATCCTCCAACACGCGCACTGAACAATCACCCAACAAACCAATTATAACCTCCGAATTCAACACCAATGATTGCGTGTCATCTGAAATACCAGCCAGAGTCATTCCGACTTCCTCTGATACCTCAGGACGGGGCATTATCATCGACGAACTTTTCCTCACCTGTACTGCTAAAGGATTCAGCACTACTTTCTTTACTATTGCTGTTCCGATCTTTGTTTCTGTCGGACTACGTAACTCCCGCTCACTCGCATAATACGGTTTCTGCAAACCGAAAGCCACTTCTCTCAGTCGTGGTCCTACTAGCACATCCGCTTGACGAGGGTCCGCTACTGACTCCAACCCTGGCACCTCTTCACCATAATAGTACCTCCACTTTGGCAACCGTCTCCACGGTCGTGGGCGTATTGTTGACAACACAAATGAGTCCCACTCTCCCGGGTACTTCCGCTTCATACTGTCAGCACCTGCCATGTGCGCATTACCCACTTTCATCACCTTACGCTGTGTCTCTATCTCTAATATTCTATCTGGTACTATTGGCCTTACCACGTAACCTGCTCCACCATATGAGACTGGTGTTGCTAACCATACTTCCACGTCAGCCAGCGATATCCCCGTCGATCCTGATATGTCCTGTCTAAACGGTAACCGGTCCATGTGTACGAACAGGCGGTCTGACATCAACTTCCATCGTGCGAAAACTGATTGTGCACTTCCTGGTAAATCACCCTCTGCTGTTGCCACAGGGTTTGAAAATAGTAATGCCGTCACACCTCGAGCAGGGTATCCTGTTACTGCTCCAGGTATAATGCACCTGCGCAGGAACTCATCGTATTTATCAGACATGA